CGGTTCGACGCGGTGGAGTCTTCAATCGTCCGGCTCCAGATAGCTATACAGAAGTATTTCTACATCGACCAGCTGGAGATGAAAGAGTCCCCCGCCATGACTGCCACAGAGGTACAGGTCCGGTACGAGCTGATGCAGAGGCTCCTCAGCAGCACCATGGCGCGCCTGAAGGAAGACTTCCTCGACCCCTTGGTGCAACGCACCTTTAACCTGCTGTACCGTGCAGGGGAGCTGGGGGCGCCTCCAGAGGGGGTAGCGCTGACAGACTACGACATCGAGTACATTGGTCCTCTGAGCAGATCCATGAAGTTTGACCAGTCAGCCTCGGTCGAGCGGTGGATCACACAGATGCAACTAATTGCACAGATGGGGGGAGAAGCAGAGAAGGTGTTGTTAGTCCCGGACTACGACGCCATCGCCCGTCAAGCTGCCAATAACCTGAACCTGCCAACCGAACTGACCCGACCTAAAGAGGAAGTGGACGCCGACTTCGCGCAACGTAAGGAAGAGGCGCAACGCGCGGCCTCTGCTGACGCTGCTGCCAACGAAGCCGCAGCTGCCAAAGACCTTGGTCAGGCCCAGACACTTGCACAAGGAGATCCAAACATTGCCACAGGAAGCCCTTCCGTCCAATAGGAGCAAGACGCTGGCGCAGATAGCGCACTTGCTGAAGACCCCAGATGGCGCGACGCTGCTGCAAGAGCTGTCGCTGGCATGGGAACCGACCAGTTTGCTGGGGGACAACCCAGAGCACACCGCGTACAAGGTCGGCCAGAGAGACGCATACCACTACCTGCTCTGGCTGAGGGACAAAACCGATGGCTAGAGATATAGATGGCGATCCGGTACGGGTGTTCTACGGCAAGAATGCCGTTCGCGCTGTGGAATCTGAGATCGGACGGGAGTTGACGCTCGGTGAACGCAGGGTTGTCGAGGAAGAGGGGTACGTAGCTGATGAATACCTCGACACCAAAGGGGTACGAACAAAAGGTGTGGGGCAGACAGGCGACTGGATAGAGAAAGGTTTCGAGGCCGCATACAACAGTCACGTCGCCCGGGCGGAACGTAAGATCCCGGGGTTCAACACGCTGCCTGAGTATGTCCAGAACGAGCTGATACAGAGCGAGTACCGGGGGGACCTTGGCGGCTCGCCAACGGCGATAAAGCACTTCAACGCTGGTCGGTACGAGGCGGCAGCGGACGAGTTCCTCAACCACAGAGAGTTCATGGACCCGGCGACTTCGACCGGCATCAAAGCACGTATTCAAGCAACGTCCGACGCGATGCGTCGGTACGGACACGAAACCACACAACAGGTCACTCAGGTGCCTGACGAGTTCCCCCAACAGATAGCATAGGAAACAACCATGGACCCAAGATGGCAAGATAGCCTACCAGAGATACTGCGCGATGCGCCATACATTGGAAAGGCTGAGAGCGCTGAAGACGCGGTCTCCAAGCTGGCGCACGCTGCAAAGTTAGTAGGCACTAGCATTCGTATACCGGAAGCCGACGCCAAGCCAGAGGAGATGGCGGCGTTCTTTGCTAAAGTCTCCGCTATAGATGGCGTTGCACAGTTGCCCACCAGCGAAGACAAAGACGGTTTAAACGCGCTAATGACCAAGCTCGGCAAGCCCGAGGACGTGTCCGGGTACAAGTTACCCGAGCTGGACGGCTTTGCGTGGAACGAAGCTACTGCTGACAATCTGCGTAGGTACGCACTGGACGCGGGTATGACTGCAAACCAGTTCACAGCGTTCGCTAATAACGTGGCAAAGCAGGAGCAGGAGACCGGCATCTCCGCGCAGACGGCGTCAGAAGACGCCAGAAAGGCGCTGAGGATGGAATGGGGTGAGACACTGGAAGATCGCGAGGCGCTTATACGCGGCTATCTGGAGCATTCACAGGCACCGGAGTCGGTCAAGCAGGGGTTAAACGACAAGAAACTACCCCTTGAGACCATGAACTGGCTGCACGAGATTGCCAAACAGTTCAAGGGCGACGTCAAACCTATCAGTAACGATGGCCCGTCGCCAACGCCGGACATCAGTCCACAGGAAGCGCTCGAAGCAATCCCACGCCTTATCGGCGATCTGATGGGGATGAAAGAAACAGACCCACGATACGCGGGTATCCAGCAGAAACTGGTGAGTATGCACAGACTTGCAAAACCTGAACAAGCGGCGTAAAGTCGCAATTAGTCGATAGATGCGGAGCACGCGTAAGCGCCCGATAATAGCATCTCCGGCAAACAGGCCCGATACGTTTCGGAGCACCTGATGTAACTCAATCATCCCTGTTTGCTTTAAGGAGAGTCCATCATGGCTCAGAATGTAACAGTACAAAACGTCTATATCGAGACCTACGAGTCGATCGTCCGCCATCTCGCCCAACAGATGACATCCCGGGTCCGCCCGTGGTGCATGGAGAAGGGCGTATCTTCTCACGGTCATAACTGGGAACGTCTGGGCACCCGCGAAGCGGTTGTCAAAACAGCTGTAGGAGGACCCACCAACGGTGGTGCAGCCACAGTCGCCACTCCCGAGCAAGACTATCCGTTCAGCCGCAGACGCTCCACACCGGGCACGTGGCACACCGGAGACGTCACCGAGGTCGAGGACATCAATCAGGTCCTTATTGATCCAAACTCCAACATCGCACAGGCGCAAGCCTACGCCATGCAACGGTCCATCGACGACGAACTCTTCGATGCCGCCGAGCGTGACGCAGATGACGGTAACGGAGGCGTAGTTGCCTTCCCGGCAGCTCAGGCAATCGGGGACGGTACTTCCAGTATCAACTTCGATATCGTGACTCAGGTCACTGAGATATTCATGAACAACGATATCGACCCTGATATCCAGAAAGTCATGTTCATCTCACCTGCGCAGGCGCGTAAGCTCCTGCAACTGACAGAGGCTACCTCGGGCGACTACAACGCTCTGATGCCTTTGACCAGTAAGGGCTACATCGAGAGCTGGATGGGCTACAGCTGGGTGGTTTCCACTCGACTGAACCTCGGCAGTACCCTCGGTGCAGGAACTGTGAACTGCCTGTGTATGACGCGTAAAGCCTTGGGCTTGCAAGTCAATCAGGAGGTGAACGCTAAAGTCGCACAAGACCCCACGATCTCATTCGCGTGGAGAATCTACTGCGAGGCTACGTTCGGAGCGGTACGGGTTGAGGACGAGCATATCGTCAAGATCGACCTGACTGAAACTATCTGATAGGGTGGGGGCGTAAAGCCCCCATTCCCACTACAAGGTAGCGTACTATGGCGATCCGCAAGAACAACTCCCGGCAATCTGACCGGAATAAAATCTATAAGATGAACGCACAGGGCTATTCGGTTTTACAGATCGAAGCCAAGCTGTCCATCACACCAGAACATATCACGTATATTCTTAACCAGTATCAAACTGATCTGGCCGAGCGTCGGGCGAACTCCCCTGAGCTACAAGCGCGTGCGCGAATACAAGCCGAAGTTGAGAGCCGTCGTGTTCACTCCGGGCCAGCCCATGACCCGGATCTGGCGGATATTAAAGCCCAACTTCGCAGAGAGATTATGGCCGAGTTGACGGCAGATGCCCCGGTGAAAACCATACCTTCGGTGCGTAAACAGGACTTTGACACGTACGATACAGTCACTGTCGCCGGGGAAGACGAATCTCTACCCGCTGACATCCCAGACACGCCTGCCGCGACCGATCCTGATGTGGTGACTCGGCCCCGGCGCAAGCGTAAAGCGTAACAGGAGAACCCCATGACCGCACAAATATTCATTCTGTACGTGACCCCCACTCAGGAGGTCAAGAAAAACGTAGCCATAGTACCCTCGGTGCAGGACCCCGGCCCCAATGAGGTCTTTGTCGGTTTTGGCGCAACTGTTTCTACGCGGCGTGGTAACGAAATTGTGAACACTATGGAGTGGCTAATTGACGGCATTCGCTCCCGCAATATCATTGACCGTGGTCCTCCTGACCTCAAGGGTGCCCCCATTGTGTCTGCGGTAAACATTGATATACGTCAAGTTAGCGACCGGCGCACCTCGCCCACTGTGGCAGGTGCCACAGTGGCTGACCCGGATATCGTCGTTGCCATGGGGAGTAACGTGACCAATCTGGGGCAGATCAATATCACCGACAACGTGTTCGAGCAACTGCGTCGAGCTGTTATAGAGTGGCTACATAAAAACGGATAGAGGGTTTAAACATGACTACAGCAATTATTCAACCGGGGTCGTCTTCAAAGAATGGTGCGGTTGTTCGATACTCAGGTTTGGGCGCAGCTATGGCTGCAGCTGACACGATTGGCATCACGACGCTGACGGATGTGTTCTTACATACAGTTCCCGCAGGCGGACAGAGTTTGTCTGAGGCACTGTTGGCGTTGGCTATCCTGATCGGGGCGGACGGGCAACACAGCGCAACAGTCTCCGAGAATCAGGCTGACGATATGTGTCTGCGCGTGGACGGGGTGGGATACCTTAATAACGCCTCGGTGAGCACTCCCGTCTTTGTAGTGGCGTAACCTATGCCTGCACTGACTGACGTTCGCTTCGCCAAATTGAGGGGGTTGAGTCACACCGGCTCGACCTCGGATATGCTGTTGCAGTGGCTCCAAGCGAATGGGGCTACCAGCCCATCTATATCTGACGCTTGGATAGAGTATCTTGCGGCTGCGGGGTTTGGTCCAACAGGCGAACTCAAGCCCAGTGGTGACGTGCTAGTGGCTAATGGTACGAGGTATGTTGATGTACCCCCGGTTGATATGTCCGGCGGTGGCAGCGTATCTCTATACATTATATATGGCGATGGCACCATTGTAGACGGGTCAGTACCTGTATTGACGGGTGTTGCTGGTGTCCTCACTGCCGGAGCTAACGTATCCAACATAACACTGGACGGTGTTGCCTACGCTGGTGCTGTCGTTACAGCAGGGCGGCATGCTCGTGTAACGTTTGATATTAGCGCGGGCACTGTCGATGCGTTTGGCCCCATGACTACAGGGGCGGTAAGTGACGTGGTGCTTACTTCCGGGAGCACCAAGGTATCGTACCCTATCGACGAAGGTCGGTGGCGTTGGGTAGATGAAGGTACTAGCCGCAACTGGAGTACCAAGACAGACGCTTCATGGGAGTGGAGTACCAGCATAGCCCCTGAGATATTCCCGTTCCTCGTGAACCCTACATTCTGGACTACCACTGACAACCAGCCGGACTCCAACGGCGGCATTAGTGCTGTTATCCTCGACAAAGCTGCTGAAGTCGGCGGCGACACCTACGCTATTGGAGCGTATGGAATCTGGGGCTACTCACAGCCAGATGCTGACTCTGCTTTTCAAGTCAGGGATGCCTGCCACGACCCTCTCAACGACTACCCTACTCAGTATTATTATTCTGCTATTGATGTGAAGCGTGACGTTACCGCTGTGCAACATGCGTGTGTAGCTTTTCTTGGCGCACACTATTCAGTAGCTGGAGATGTGTTCCTGAAAAACACTGGAACGTATGTAATGATAGACCCGCGAGACTTGTCCATAACGCAAGTGTTCCGTGATGACTTCGCCGCCACCGGGGAGGTAGACGTTAACGGTTCTATCTACCATGAAATAGAGATACTGAGTGCTGACTGGATTCGTGTCCACTTGTACGAGGAGTTCTATTCAACACAGAACGGTTCGGAACACTACATTGTTTCACCCAGAAGGTTGGTGTATCCCTCGATAGCAGCCATTGCTTCGACAGACCCGTGGAACGACTTTAACTCTAACCCTGCTGGCGTCTTGACTGTAGGCAGGCCAATGACGGGGGCTACTCCTTTCATAGGTGTCAATCTGGCGTATGTAGACTTACCCGGCCCGACACTGAAGGGGTTCATCACCCCTAATACTGACTGGCAGTACATTCAACCCTTCAATATAGGGCAGCGTAATGACAACAGGTTTAACCAACTTCGATCTCTAGGACACACAGGTAGTTTAAACGACATGGAAATGCAATTCTGGGCGGCTTTGTAGTGTGGCCTATTCTCCAAAACCGGGTGGGCCTCGCAATCTCAGGGAGATGTTCCACTATCTGTGGAATAACCTTACTGAGATAAGCACCTCTATCGGCAATGAAGGCGGCATACCCCCTTCACTTCCGGGTCACGTTCACGATCACATTAACCTGCTGAACGTCACCTCCGACCAGCACCACCCCCAGATTCACGCACACAGTACCCACACGGGTATTGGCCCTGACGATCACCACCCCCAACTGCACGACATTACCAGTCACACTGATGTAGACACGGTTATTAATCCGCTCAAAGAGAATCAGGGACTGTTTTGGGACGTAGACTCGGGCACATGGAGAAACCGCGCAGGTGCGTATGAGTCATTGGGTACTGGGTTAGCCAATGGCGGCGAGTTAAACATAGGCCCCGGCATCAATGACATTGAGGTCATCACTGGTCTTGGTATTATTAGCGATGGGTACACAGACCCTCTGTCACCTTCGATAGTCACCGGCATTACTTGGCCTCAGATTAACACGGCTATTACTGCTGCGCCTTCAACTGCTGGGAGTATTGTCTGGTTCTCACTGGCTGCTACTGCTGTGCCTGCGGTCCCTGCTGAGATTGGTGGTGTACCCCTGTTCGTAGCAGAACTGCGTCAGTATGCACAACCTCCCGGACCTACTTTATCCAAGCAGGAAGTGTTCCTTGGCGTGGCGGTCCACAATGGACTGGTGTGGAAAGAAGTTTCTAATCCTAAGGTGCTTAACCAAGCAGCAGAAACGCTGCGTGAGTTTGTTACTACTGTAAGCGGTATTAGCAGGATCATTGAGGGCGGGCAAGTTACCACCCTCGCCAGTTTTATGCTTGACCAAGCAGTCGGCACTGTCTGGGAAAACAATAGGAACTGGCATGTAGACAAGAGCGATCCTAATAGGGAAACTCTGCCTGCACTGTCACCTATAGTCTTTCAATATGTAGATCGCACATTCACTAGTGTGGGAGCTCAGATAACTACGATAGACCCTAGCCAGTATGACAATGGTGCAGGCCCAGTAGGTGTTCCAGGTCCAGCCAATGCTACTACAATCCAACGTGTATACGTAGACCCAGCTAATAACTACTGGGTACTATGGGGACAGACGGTCTACCCTAATTTCCTTACTGGGCTAGCTAATCTCAACGCTGACAGTGGCACTACTATTGTGCCGTTTATCTTACAGAAAAGCATTCTGCTAGGGTATGTGATCTGCGAGCGAGCTAAGATGGACTGGGATCTTGATGAAGCTGTGTGGATACCAGCCGGGTCAAACGCTGCGGGTAGTGGCGGTGGCGGTACTCCTATTACCGACCACAATAACCTCAACGGTATTGGAGCCAATGACCACCACAATCAGGTACACCTGCTGTACGGTACAGACCACTCAGACATTGACACAATCCCGGCTCTGGCTCCGGTGCATGTTCTACACAGAGAGGCAGGTAATCTTAACTGGGAGGTAGACTACCGCAGCAAGTTCCTGACCTATGTGCTTGGTCCGACCTACTATGACCAGCAGTGGGTGACGAACCAAGAATACATTGCCATTGCCAATACTGAGACAACTGACAATGCGTTCCCTCAGAACGTGGGAGCACCAGTAAGAACCTACCCTGACCCTGCTCCCTTCCTGACAGCAGCTAATACCTCACAGGTGCGTTCAGGGCACAATTACACCTTCATTGCGGACGGGCTTATTCAGCGTCTTTATGTGTGGGTGCCAGAGCTAACACCGGACGTTAGGTACTCCATCGTCATTATTAACGACCCAAATGGAACGCCTTCAGCCCGGCGGATAGACCTAGAGAATGCCTCGCTTAAGTTAGATGCGTGGACGACTGTGGAGGTAGGCAGCGTACTGTATACCGCTGGAGCAGAAGTCCTTGTCTATCTTGAGGCACAGAACTTCGGCTCTACTACTCAGGTAACCGGCGGCTGGATAAGTGAGGGGCAGGATAACGTAGCAGCACCCGCATTACAGGGCTGGAACCATAACAATGCACAGAACATCGTGCGTATTGATAAGACCGATTTGGACACGGTTAACCGTTCTGCTGAACTGCTGGGTATTATCAGCGGGTCAACGATACAGTTTGTAGAGACTGCCGCGCCTACCAACAGCAGAACGTACCTTGTGCTGGCGACCCCTGTAGATCAAGGCTCCTACATTGAGTACAGCGTATCCCTGCAAAGTAGCGCGGGCATAATACCCAACGGCAATACGTCCACGATGACGGCAGATATACCTGTCTCCCAGTCTACTGAGTTTGGCTTTGAGACTGACAAGTGGCTGAACGATAGCCCTACATGGGCCACTATCACCTCATTCCTTGAGTACGATGGCGTACCCCAAGCTCCAAGCATAAACACGGGCTATGGTATAGATGTCCAGTTTCAGGAACTTACACAGTCACCTGACTGGGACCTAATTTCTATCTCTGGAGGTGGCGGTGGCGGCGGTGGCGATTTCACTCCTGATCTATTCCTTGGTGCTGGCACTACTGGTTATGTGCCTGACCCCATTACTGAAACGGGCAACTTCCTCCGTGACGATGGAAGCTGGGCAGCTGGGGGTGGCGGTTCAACCGAAGCTCTTATCTCGCAAACAGCGCATGGATTTACAACACAGAACGTGGTGCGCTTTAATGGTACAGGCTATGTCAAAGCACAAGCGGACTTGGCGACAACCCTTGGTCTTGGTGTCGTCACCGAAGTCCCTGACGTTAACAGCTTCAAAATTGCCATGTCAGGAAGATTCAACGTCACCCACGGTCTTACCACTGATGAATGGTACTACCTCTCAGACTCGGTCGCAGGTGCGCTGACAGCAACTGAGCCAGCACTGTCACAGCCCATCGTGTACGTCGAAGACGCTGACCACTTCTATGTGTTCCCGTACAGGCCCAGTTTAAACGCGCCCGACACGGGTCCGCAGGTCGGTGAGATTAAAGCCTACTTCGGTGCGCTGATTGATCTCAAGTTCGGCTGGCACGCTTGCGATGGCACGAACGGCACCCCCGATCTGGCGGGCAAGACTATCTTTGGGGAAGGCGGCGGATTCACTTACGATACCAGCGGCGGTGCTGTCCCTGCTGGTAATGCTGCTACAGGAGATGCAGGTGCTCACGGTCACGTTGTCAACGTGTACGGTGCTGGCACACACACCCACACTGGTTCTGCTACCAACGGCAATGGTTCGTCACCCGTTAACATAGCAGCACCTGCTAATGGGTTCGGCGGTGGGCACACTCACCCGCTATCCATCACTGGTGTAGGTGATCACGTTCACAGTGCAGACACAGGGGGTGGAGTGGCTAACCACAATCACAGTATTGAAGCTAATACCCTGCCTCCGTACCATGTCTTGCGCTACATAATGTACACGGGGGTCTGATGAGCGATTCACCATTACTAGATACTACTGGCCCGCAGGGTATACAAGGCATACAGGGTATACAGGGTATACAAGGTATACAGGGTCCGGTAGGCCCAGTCGAAGAAGCACCCGTTGATGGTACGCCTTATCAGAGACAAGATGCTGGATGGGTCGCAGGAGGTTCTGGCGGTGCAGTAGCAGGTAAGAACTTACTGATTAATGGTGGGTTTGATCTTTGGGAGCGCGGTACTAGTTTCCCTACTATTGCTGGCATATACACCGCTGACAGGTGGAAAGTTGATGGTAGTTTTGTGGACACCACTCGACAAACCTTCACGGTAGGTCAGACTGATGTTCCCGGAGAACCTCAATACTACATGCGTATTGTC